AAACGCGCTCAAGACCCGCACCACGCCCGTCGTCTCCTACACGGCCGACGTGACCGCCCTCGGACAAGCCGGCCTCAGCGCGGAAGGCACGGACGTCGGCGACGGCGTGCAGATCATCGACACCAGCTTCACCACACCATTGCGCCTCGAAGGCCGCATCCTCCAGATCGAGGAAGACCTGGCCGGCAGCCTCGCCGACACCAAGATCACCCTCGGCAACATCCGGCAATCCTACACGCAGCGCCTCGCCGCCCAACAGCAGGCCTTGGACAAGCTCGTCTCCAACTCCGGCGCATGGAACAGCGCCGCCGGCGGCGCCGGCCCGTACATGAAGGACCTCATCGACCGGATCAACCAGATCATGAACGCCACCGGCGGATACACGTACCTCAAACCCGGCCAGGGCATCTACGTGTACGACAAGCCCGAAGACCAGAACCCCACCCAATGCATCCACATCGGAGGCGGATACTGGCGCATCGCCAACAGCAAGAAGGCGAACGGGGACTGGGACTTCCGCGCGCTCGCCGACGGCAGCGGCATCTACGCCAACGCCATATACACAGGCAAGCTCTCCGATGCCGCCGGCCACAACCAATGGAACCTCGACACCGGAGAACTCACCACCCGCGGCATGACCGCCACCAGCATCACCGCCGAAGGAACCTTCGCGTGCGGCAGCAAGGACTGGTACGGCATCGAGCTCAACAGCATCGGACAGCTCGCCGGCTACCGCAAGGGCAAGAAGGTCGGCTACATCGACTACTCGGGCGGCATGTACGAGGTATCCAACCCGTCGAAGGTCTACTACGGGCTCCAACTGCAAGGCGGATGCCTGCGCATCAGCACGCCCATCCTGTCCGTCGCCAAGACCACCGACACCCACGTCACCACCACACACGCCTACAACGGCAAACACAGCTACATCTCCAAAATCACATCCTCCTCGGACGGCACCATCACCTGGTTCCAATCAACGACCGAGTACATCAACGGATTCTGCATCAACTGAAAGGACACCCATGCCAAGGATCACCAGATACTGGGCGCACGACCCCATCGGCAACAGCGAGGGCATCCTCGCCGGATACGAGCCCGCCGCGCTCAAGGCCGCGCAGGACCGGGGCATCATCTTCATCGCCGAACTCGACGACGGCACCCGACTGCGCGTCGACGCCAGCGACGTCACCGAACCCGAACCAGCCTCGTACACCATCGCCACACCCGACTACGTGGCCAGCCGCGTCACGCTCATCACGGACGCGCTCGACGCCGTCGCCGACATCCTCGACCCCCAGCCGGCACAGACGGCGCTCGCCACGGCCAATGACGCCGCCGCGGACACCTCCGGAGACGACGCACGCCGGCGCCTGCGCGACGCCATCGCCCACCTCACCGACCTCACGAAAGGAACAGGGAAATGACCCTCGACGGATTCCGCGACGTCACCGAGACGCCCATCAGCCTCGACTTCTCCAACAGCTGGATCGCCGACATCCGACTCAACGCCGGCGACAAGGACGGACGCACCATCACCGTCGCCATCACCGACAACGGCCAGCCAATCACCTCCACGACCGGCATCAAGAGCGTGGCGCTCGCCTACAACACCGCGCCGGGCGTCGAGGTCGGCGACCGCGTGCCCATGACCCCCGTGAGCGGGCAGGAGACCGCCACATACCGGGCGACGCTGCCCAGGCGGGCGATCGCCAAGCCCGGCGTCATCGCCCTGGGCGTGGAGGTCACCACCGCGGACGGCGCCAAGATCTGCTCCCGCAACTTCAAGGGCGTCGTCGAACGCGCCGTATGGGACGCCGAAAGCACCCAGGGGCAGGACAGCCTCACCCGCCTCGAACAGCTCATCGCGGACGGCGACGCCGCCATCATCCGCGTCAACAACGCCATCACCGACGCGAACAACGCGGTCGCGGCCGCCAACCAGGTCATCGCGGACGCGCGCATCACCGGCGGCAACACCACCACCCTCGACCCGAACCAGCCGGCCACGTCCTCGCTGCGCGGCAGCGGCCTGCAGCGCGTCCTCGACCTGTCCATCCCGCGCGGCGCGGGCGTCACCAGCGCCGGCGCCACCACCCTGGACCCCAACAAGCCCGCCACCGCCAGCATGCTGCAGGCCGGAAGCAAGGGCGACTACACGCTCCTGGTCGGCGTGCCCCGAGGCAGCAGGATCATCGGCGTGGCCGCGAACACCGTCAACCCCTCCCAGCAGGCGGCCGCCAGCATGTCCACCGACGGCGCGGGCGACAGGAGCCTCATCCTCGACATCCCGCGCGGCGAGCGGATCGCCGGCGTGACCGCCCGCACCCTCGACGCCGGCATGGACGCCACCGTCACCGCCACCCGGGACGCGGCCGGCGACACCACGCTCGCGTTCGGCCTGCCCCGGGGAGCAAAGGGCGACCCCGGCGACCCGGGCACGCCCGCGACCGCGACCACGCTCGGCGTCGTCAAACCCGGCGACAACCTCACCGTGCGCGCCGACGGCACCCTCGACGCCTCCGCAGGCCAGTACGAGCTGCCCGTCGCGAGCGACACGACCCTCGGCGGCGTCAAGGTCAGCAACAGCGACTACACGAACTCGCGCTCGTTCCCCGTCGTCACCCGCAACGGGGAACACCTCGCCCTGTCGTTCAAGCTCGGGGACAACGCCATGCCCGACGGCATCGAGTTCCACGGCACCGAAAACACGACCATCGGCCTGAAGAAAGCCACCAGCACCGCGCTCGGCGTCGTCAAACCCGACGGCACGACCATCACCGCCGACACGGACGGCACCATCAGCGCGTTCACCGCCACAGCGAGCACGCTCATGGGCGAGGGCGGCGCCACCATGGGCGACGCGCTCGAGGTCGCGCCCGGCATCTGGCTGTGCATCATCCGCCAATGGGTCATCACCACCCAGGGCGGCTACTACGACGCGTTCAGCTTCTCCGTCTACGACCGGGCCGGCAGCCGCATCGCGCTCGCCGCCAGCCCCACCGCCGGCACCCATCTGATACTGCCGGTCGCGGGCAACGCCAGGACCAAGGAATACAACTACGACACCCTCATGGGCAAGTGGGTGTGCACCACCACCAACACGGCCGACACCGCCCAACCCGACCCATGCACCCTGCTGCTCAGGGCAAAGCACTGATGGACGCGCCCGCATGGCTGACCGTCCTCGTCGCGCTCGTCTCCTCCGGCGGGGCGCGGCCGTCGGATGGCCCCCAAACGCCTCGACCGGCTCGACCGCACCGTGGGATTCCACCACCACACACAGAGAGGATCGCCAATGCGACATCCCATCAGAGAGGAGCCACATGGCTGACGACATCATCACCAGCGTCGTCGCCGGCCTCCTCATCGCCGCCATCAGCGCCATAGCCGCCGGCCTCTGGCACCAACTCAAAAACCTGCGCTCGCAGATCGCCGACGAGGAGACCCGAAGGTCGGAGCATGAGCAGCTGATGGCCGACATGAGGCGCGGCTGCGAACACGAAAAACTCGTAGACGAGGCGCTGCGCACGCTTCTGCTGTGCAAGCTCGAACAGCAGCAGGACACGATGGTGCACGACCACCACGGCGTCGCCGACAATGACTTCAAACTCCGCGCCCAACGTGTCTACGACGCCTATCACGGATTAGGCGGCAACGGCCACGGCACCCAGATCAACAACGATATCCAGAATGCGCCCATTGCGCCCCGGCTGGGAGGAAAGCCATCATGAGCATCACCATCAACGGCGTCAAGCCCGGCACGGCCACATTGACCATCCGGGCTGGCCCCCAGTCGGTTGATGCGCCCGTCACCGTGCGGGAGAACCTGCGGCGGTGGCTTCCGATGCCGGCCACGATGTTCGGCGTCACGGACGCGCGATTGCGCGTCCGACTCTGTAAAACCAACCAAAGCCCCACACCCGTGGGGCTTCTTTTGTAAGGAGAACCATTATGGCAAACACCACCGGCGTGGCCGACCACAAGGCCACCGGCCCGGCGATTCCCGGCCTGACCGTGGAACGCACCAAGGCGATCATCCTGCTCATCGTCCAGCTGTTCAGCGTCGCGCAGACCGGCCTGAGCATCGCCGGCATCAGCCAGCTCCCGTTCACCACCGATCAGGTGAGCACCGCGATCACCGGCGTCATCGCCGTCATCGCATCCGTGTACGCGTGGTGGCGCAACAACAACCTGACCGGTGCCGCAGTGCAGGGACAGCAGCTCACCAACGCGATCAAAGCCAACATCGTCGCCACCGCCACCGACGCCACGACCGGGACAGCTCAGGCGGCCTACGCGGTGTCCGACTCCAAGGGCGCGGACGCGACCGCTGACGTGGCACCCATCGAGGAGGTGTCCTATGGCGACGGCGAGTGAAGTCCTGCGCATCGCGGCGGGCGAAATCGGCTATTCCCGTTGGACCGACCCGCAGCCGGGCACGAAGTACGGGCGCTGGTACGCCCAATCCCACGGCTCCTACTATGGCGCGTCGGGCGTCCCGTTCTGCGCCATGTTCGTCAGCTGGGTCATGAGCCGTGCCGGCCAAGCGTTCCCGGGACTGCCCGCCGCCTACGTGCCATACGTGCTCAGCGCGGGACGCTCCCGCGCGGTCAGCACGCGCAGCGCCAAACCCGGCGACATCGTGATATTCAACTGGGACGGCGGCGTGGTGGACCACATCGGCTTCGTGGAAGCCAACCACGGCTCGTACATCCAGACCATCGAGGGCAACACCAACAACGGGCGCGTAGCACGCCGCACCCGCGCATGGAACACCATCGCCGCCATCCTGCGCCCCGCCTACAACGGCGGCGCCACGTCGTCCGGCGGCGGCACGGGCCGGCTCACGGTAGACGGCTCCTGCGGGCCGGCCACCATCCGCCGCTGGCAGCAGGTCATGGGCACCAGCGTGGACGGCATCATCAGCGGCCAGTACAGGCCGGACGGCCGGACATGGGGCCGACCCGCGCTCGTGGACTCGTGCGTGCGCTACGGTGGCGGCGGCTCCAACCTCATCCGCGCCGTCCAACGCAAGCTCAACCTCACCGCGGACGGACTCCTCGGCCCCGCCACCATCCGCGCCCTGCAGAAACACCTCGGCGTCGCCCAGGACTCATGGTTCGGCCCCGGCACCGCCCGAGCACTCCAAAGCCGCCTCAACACCGGCAGATTCTAAACAAGTAGCGCCACTCGGCTCCATGCATAGGAGTCGAGGGGCGCTTCTGCATGCCTGCGTCAGAGGCGGGACTCGAACTCGTCGATCGTCATCTCGAGCGCGTCCGCCACTCTTCTGGCCGTGCCGAGCGCCATGAGCCTCGGCCCCGTATGGGGCTGGACATGGGCCGATCCGGCCGCGACGACCATCAACGCCGTCGCCCTGACCATCGGCGTCGTCATCGGCGCAAGCACCCTCAAGGCCAAGGCATCCAAGACCGAATAACAAGAAGCCCCCGAACCTACCGCACTCACGGTATGGTTCGGGGGCTTTTCGTCGTATATGGGTCAGGCCATCGCGGGCTGTGCCTGATTGGCGGTCAGGTATGCGGCCAGCGCCTTGCGAATCAGAGCGCTCTTGCCGATGTGCTCTCGTTCGGCCTGTGCCCGCACCCGTGCGTCCATGTCGGGCGTGAGGTATGCCTTGTAGAGCACGTCGGCCTTCCGGCGGGGCTGGTCGGCGAGGGGGCGGCCGGCGAAGATGTCGTCGATGTCATCCATCGTGATCGCCCTTTGCGGGCGGATGGTCTCGCCGATGATGGCGGGGGTGTGCTCGGTGTATTCGTCCGAGAGCTCGTCCCAGTCTGTTTCGTTGCTCATGATGTCCTCCTTGGTGTTTTTAGTCGTCGAACTTGTAGAGCCATTCGCGGCGGCAGTCCATCGCGTGGAACACCTTGCGGGTGCGCTGGGATACCAGCAGCTCCACGGGGCGTTCCCTGAACTCGTCCGGGTATCCGAGGATCGCCATGACCCTGTCGCCGGCGTGTCTCGACTGCACCTCGAACACGGCCACCGGATGCCGGAATATGTAGTCGATCTGTGGTTGTGTGAGCCAGTGCTTGAAGGCTGACGGTTCGCATTCGATCATGCTTATTATGGTACCATAATTTAGTACCATAATCAAGTCGGGGAAACGGAACATCGTGATCCTCCTAGGCGGCGAGGCGTGTGGCTTCCACGGCGGCGCGCAGCCGGTCGTCGGGCATGGCGATGTACCGTTGCGTGGTCTCGACCGAGGCGTGGCCTAGGAGCTTGGAGACGAGCAGCAGGTCTCGTGTGGCGGCGTAGGTCGTGGTCGCGTACCTGTGGCGCAGGCTGTGGGCCGTCCATCCGTGGCCCAAGAGGTCGCTCAGGTGTCGGCCGACGTAGGATGATTCGGCGTGGCCGCTCCACCGGCCGGGGAACAGATAGCCGTGGGCGGAGCGGATCAGCAGGGCGAGGTCGTCGCCGATGGGCACGATGCGTTGCTTGTCGCCCTTGCCTACGACGACGAGGCTCCAGCCCACGAGGTCGCGCATGACGTCGCGGCTGTGCACCTTCGCTATCTCGAAGCGCCTTAAACCGCATTCCGCGCCGAGACGCAGCATGAGCCGTTCGCTGTCCGTGGCCTTGCGCAGTGCGGTGAGTATGACCACGTCCGGGCATGGCCGGGGATGCGGTTCGGGACGCTTGACGGTGGGTAGGAACTCGCTCGGATCGGCCTCGCTGCGGCCGGCCCGCGCAAGGACGATTTCTCACCGTTCGTCCATGACGACTACGGCGTGATACGTGGCGAATGATGGTTCTCGCCTGCGCTGCGGTCGTTTGACGGGGATCTGGGACCATCCCGGTCGGCTCCCGCTGATGGTCTTTCGGATCTGGAGGGTGCAGATGACCTCGGAATCCCGCTGTAATTGGGCGGAGATTCGAGATTTGTTGCATTAGCACGGTTTGGTGTCCACATGGCGTACAAAAGAGGGCCATCGCCGTGCTCAATAGGTGGAATACCGCCTCTTTTGTCCATGCCTTATGAGCGGTGTTTAAAAAAACGTCCAAATAATGAGACAATGACCAATATGTCAACGCTCACAAATTTGGAGAAGAAACGCCGTACAGCCCTTGAAAAATAAGGCATGTTGCGTGTTGTCCAAGGTGGTCATAGGATAATCACTTAGTCATTCGGAGCGGAATGTCTGGGCAGGAACTCCGGTTGGTCGGTCTTATGACCGGGCAGCTTCGATAACGGCTGGACGGACGATATCTAAACGTCACATTCGCCTCAACCGTTGGGCTAAACTGACAGCTGATAATGAGAGCAGGAGGCGCGATATGGTAGATGCGGTCGGTACGGGCGCACTATTGGCGGCCGACAGCGGTCCCGAACTGCCAACGGTCAATGATTTTCTTCCTCCCGAGATCCTGTTCCAGGGGACCCCCTTCGCGATCAATCGCATCATATTGATCCGCATCGTGGCGACCGTGGTGCTTCTCGTGGTGCTCGGTATCACGGCGAAGCGCGCCAAGCTCATCCCCGGCCGCTGGCAAGGCGTGGTCGAGATGGGCATCGACTTCGTGCGCGACAGCGTCGTATATCAGGTCATGGGCGAGCTGCGCGGCAAGCGTTACGTGCCGATGATTTCGACGTTGTTCTTCACGATCTTCGTGTTCAACCTGTGCGGCATCATCCCCGGCATGAACATGGCGGCCACCGCCACAGTGGTCATGCCGCTGGTGTTCGCGGTCTGGGTGCTCATCCAGTACTGGATCACCGCAGCACGCGAGAAGGGCCTGTGGGGCTACATCCGCGACGAGTGCTTCCCCAAGGGAGTGCCGTGGCCGGTGTACATCCTGCTGGCGCCGATCCAGCTGTGCGAGCTGGTGCTGATCCGCCCCGCATCGCTGACCATCCGTCTGTTCGCCAACATGATCCCGGAGCCAAGCGGCGCTACTGGTTCCGACACGGAGATTGTCGAGCGCTTCGTTAAGCGCCTCTCGTTGTGTCTGCATTGAAAATTCTTCCTTTCCCCGCGTCGTGCGGATTTTTGGTTGGCACCTCAAGCCTACCGGCACGGGGAAGGGGCCTTATCCTCTGAAAGGAACCCTCATGATCTGGTTCGTCATCTCCATCGTCCTGCTGCTCTTCAGCGCCGCCGTCACCGGCATCGCGCTGTCCAACAACGTCAAGGGGGCCGGCATCGGCCTCATTCCGGGCCTCGTCGGATTGATGCTGCTGATCCCCGCATGCCTGTACTCCGTGGACGTGGGCGAGGTCGCGGTCATCCGCAACATGGGCGGCAGTCTGGCCGGCCATTCCGAAGACGCGGGCTTCCATTTGAAGACGCCGTGGCAGAGCATCGTCAAATACGACACCCGCAACAACCTCATCAACTTCTACAAAGACACCGATTACAAGTACGACGGCGGCAGCGCGGTCGGCAAGCAAGTCACCGTCAACGACAGGAGCGGAGCTTCCGCAGACATCGACATTCAGGTCAACTACAGCCTTGATCCAAGCGCCGCCGAATACCTGTACTCGGAGTACGGCAAGCAGCAGACGTTCACGCAGAACTACATCAGCAACGATCTTCGCAGCGTGGCTCGTGAACAGTCCGGCCGGTTCGACACTTTGACGATGCTCACCAACCGAGGCGAATACACGAAGGCGGTGCAAGATGCGCTGGCGGCCAAGTGGAGGAAGATCGGCCTGACCGTCGAACAGGTCAGCGTGCAGGACGTGCGCTATGGCGACGAGATCGTCAAGAAATACAACGAGGCGCAGGCCGCCGAGATCGACAAGCAGAAGGCCATGAACGAGCAGGAAGTCGCCAAGACCGAGGCCGAGACCAAGAAGATCAAGGCGCAGGGCGAGGCCGACGCCAACGCCGTGCTCAACGAGAGCCTGACCGACAACGTGCTCAAACAGCACTATATCGACGCTCTGTCCAACGCGGATCAGCTCGTCGTCGTCCCGGACGGCGCTGACACGCTCGTCCAGACCAAGTAAGGGCGGCGTCATGTTCAAGCGCTACCCGTACACGATCGGCCTCATGGCCGTCATATCGTTCATCGTCTGCATTGTGTGGCTGTTCACCCATGACGCCTGCATGCATCCGTTCGGCAATGGGCTGGCCGCGTGGTGGGCGTTCCTCGTCGTGCCGACCCTGTTCATCGCCATCGTCGAGGAGCAGGGAGACGAACAGTGAGCGGGATCGTCTGGCAGCAGTGGACAGTACTCGCGGTGTACGTGCTCGCCGAGCTTGCGGACATCGCCCTCATCGACCCGTCTCAGGCGAGTCGGAAGCCGTCGGACACGTTGGCTCGCACGTTCTGGCGCGCCGGCATGGTCGCGCTCGTGCTGACCATATGAGACTTGCCCGCCATCATTGCATTCCCTTCCAATATGGCGGGCGGCGACAAGGAACAAGTCGTTAACACCACCTCTCTCAATGATCGCGGCGCCGGTCCTCTCCACCGGCGCCGCACCAAGGGCGGGCAGGTTCGCCCCCGGTCGAGATTCGCGTCAGGCGGGCGCGGGCAAAGACCGGGAAGCCGTTCGATTCGGCCGCCGCCCACTGCGATCGCGTCAACGTCGCCCCCTCGCACGCCACTGACAGGACACGCGGAACGCCAGTGCGAGCGGGGAGCGATGGACACGGCAGGCTTCGACTCCTGAGGCCGTCCCGACCGGGGCCAGCGCGACCGCAACCCGCATGCTCCGCGCACAAGGAAAGGAACACGCATGGCATCACAGCCGTCACCGGACGAATACGACTACAGGGAAGAGGGGTGCAGCCTGTTCGAGTGGCCCCTGACCGACGAGGCCTTGCACATGGGTGCCGGCGAGCTCCTGGACTCGCTCATCGACACGATCCGCCGGCTCAACAGCGACCCGCAGTGGGATCGCACGCTGTTATTCCCGCGTGTCGGCGACGTGGTCGTTGACCGCGACCGACGGCAGATCACCGCGCGGTGCATGTGGAAGATCAAGGCCGACTACCAGATGAAGGAATCATGAAATGACCGTTATCTCGCTTGAGGAACGCTTGGCGAAGGAGCTGGCCGGCCGGCCGCTCGGCTGCACCGAGGGAAGAGCCGACGACATCGCCGAGGAAGACGGGGAGACCCTAGCCGAGCTGGGGCACATGCGCGGCGTGGCCGACATGGCCTATGTGGCGCTCTCCGACCTCGCCCTGCACTGCCACGGCCGCCGCGAGGACGTGGCATGGGGCATCGCGAGCGGCGCAGCCGAGGACGCGCACGCCCTCGCCGCGATCGTCGGCGACCGGATCGAGGACATGGAGGACGAGGACTAGTGGCCGGCGAAACCGTCATCACGATCATCGGCAACCTCACCGCCGACCCCGAACTGCGCACCCTGTCCGACGGCAATCCGGTCGCGTCGTTCACGATCGCCAGCACGCCCCGCACCTATAACCGCCGGACGCAGCAGTACGAGGACGGCACGGCGTTGTTCCTGCGCTGCTCGGCGTGGAACGACCTCGCCAGGCACATCAGCCAATCATGCTCGAAGGGCATGCGCGTCGTCGCCCAAGGCCGCCTCTCCCAACACTCGTATCAGGCGCATGACGGCTCGAACCGCACCGTCATGGAACTGACCGTGGACGAGATCGGCCCCAGCCTCCGGTACGCGACCGCGCAGGTCACGAAACAGGGCGGCCACAACGGCTATCAGGGCGGCAGCACCTACGGCAGCACCTACGGCAACCCCGCAGGCAACCCGCCCGTCGGCCCACGGCCAGCCACCGCGCCGTCTCAGCCGCCCGCAACCGACCCGTGGGCCAACGGCGGTAGCGGCTACACGCCGGACACGTTCACCACCGATGCCGGCGAACCGGAATTCTAGAAAGGACACCCTCATGGCAAAGAAAAAGGACTCGGGACTTGTTCAGGACGCGCTCATACCCGACGAGATGAGCCCGCTGGGCCTGCTGGACTTCAACAGCTCGTGCGCGAAG